GAAAAATAACAAAAAATGGTACAAATGCTTCAATACTTTACACAACAACATCTGATTATCGTTTAAAAGAAAATTTTGAATATGATTTTGATGCAACAACAAGATTAAAACAATTAAAACCAGCAAGATTTAATTGGAAATCAAATCCAAGTCAAACTGTTGATGGTTTTTTAGCACATGAAGTTTCTAGTATTGTACCAGAAGCAGTACAAGGAACAAAGGATGGAACAGAAACTAAAAGTAAGGTTGTTTTAGATAAAGATGGAAAATTATTTGCAGATAATATTGAAGAAGAAAATTGGACAAAAGGTAAAGCTGATGGCACATATCCATCTGACTCCACATGGGAAGCGAGTAAAGTTTTTCCAGCATATCAATCTATGGATGCAACATGTATTGTTCCATTATTAGTTAAAACTATACAAGAGCTTGAAGCAAGAATTAAAACATTGGAGAATAAATAATGGCACTAACAAAACTTAATGCAGCACGAGGAATAACTGGAGCAACTCCAGTAGCTAATGGTGGCACAGCTTTAACAAGTGGATTTGTTAATGGTGGTGGTCTTACAGAAAGTGATATGTGGGTTTTAACTGCTAATATTACAGGAGATACTGAGCCGATTACAACTTTTTCAAGAGTAGATGATGATGGTCAAGGACACATGGGAACTGGTATGTCGCACAGTTCAGGTAATTTTACATTTCCTTCAACTGGATTTTGGTATGTTCAATTCACAGCTTCTTATTATAGACCACAATCCGATAGTATATGTCATTTATCTATTAATACAGACACAACTCGTAATGAAAATATTGCTAGAAGCTATGAGGGTGTTCCTGATTCAAATGAATATTCAACTGCCTCAATTAATTGTTTATTAGATATTACAGATTTAGCACATGGAGTTTCTTTTGCTTGGACTAATGCAGGATCTTCTGGTGGTGCAAGTTCAGGTGTTATATTAGGAGCAGATGGAAACAATCTGACTACAGTTTGGTTTGTAAAATTAGGAGATACTTAATGACAAATCCTAAATGTGAATGTGGCAAATCAGAGTGTGATTGTGGTAAATGAAACTATCAGACAACACTTCGGTTTCAATGCCAATGCGAAACCTCCTATCAATATTAGGAGCAGTAGCAGTTGGCGTATGGTTTGCGTTTACTGTTATTGAAAGACTTAACTCATTAGAAACACGATTAACACTTCTTGAAAGCGATTTAGTTAAAAATACAGAATTTAGAATTAAATGGCCTAGAGGAGAAATGGGTGCGTTACCTGCCGATCAACAGCAGGATATGTTGATTGAATTTATGGCAACACAATTAGAAGCCATGCAATCAGAAATGGAATCTATGATGTCAAACACAGTTAATATTAAAAGAAGTCAGCAAGATATTGAAAAGTTAATTACGGATGTTGAAAAACTAAAAGATAAAATTAGAGAACAAAATGGAAGTCATTAAAATTATTGTTCTTTTTATTTTTGGGAACATGTCCGATACTGAAGATAGATTAACTCAATATGTTCCAATGGAATCTTTATCTTCTTGTATGAAAGAAGTTAGATTATTAAAAAAAGATACAGAATTTCAAAAAGATGCTTTTTGCTCTCCTGCTTTAGTAGAAATGAAAGATGGAATGGTTATTACTCTACACAATGAATTACCAGAGGGTGCTGTTCTTGTAGATAAAAATGTATCTAAACAAGCATTAAAAGAATGGACTTTACGAGCAAAAGAAAAATGGGAAAAATCAAAATAATGTTCAGTTTAGCTCTTATTCATTATTTGAGTGCTTGTTCAATGTATGATGGAATGAGTATGAAACCTCATAAGACAACAGTTTCTACGACAACAAGTATGACCGATATTGATAAAGGCGATAGTGATAAAGACCAAGAAAAACAATCTCTAGGATTAACAGTTAAACAAGAATTTATTTGGAAAGACAATTAATGGAAATAATTATTACAATGTACGCAGTTAGTATTGTTGGTGGCTTAATCATTATGGCAGTTCAACAATGAAAAAAGAAATTATTGCAACTCTCCTGGCTGTATCAGTTCAATTCTTTGCAGTTGTTTGGTATATTTCAAAGTTAGATTCAAAAGTAAATATTCTCTACGATAAGTTTGAAAAAGAAAATGAAGCTGATGTCGTTGAAAACCAAGTTAAAATGAAATTAGATTTAGCAAATTTAATAGAAGAAGTTAAAAAAATTAAAAAAGATTTAAAAGCTGCAAATAAAACTGATAAAAAAATAATAAACCAACATCAAAAGATATTTGAGTTACTAGAAAATAATTCCAATACTCCAAGCAATTATTCTTATGGCGATTAAAAAATTATTTGATTGGTTTGATTATACTATAATGGGTATAGCAATATTTGCTATTGTATTTTTTGTATTTTTGTTATGGGTTTAATTACAAATGATAAAGTCTATATGTGCAACTTTATTGTTGTGCAGTTTTTCCATTACTAATTTTGATTTTGAATATTCTAATAGAGATCAATTTGTTAGAGGCATAACTGAATGCACAACACAGTTTAATTCAGCCATACCACCTCAATATAGAGCTGTTATTATTATTTCGGTTGCTCAAGCAGCATTAGAATCAAATTGGGGAGAATCACGATTTGCTCGTGAAGCAAATAATTTTTATGGAATGATTCAAACCGACAAAACAGAGCCACATATTAAAGCTCTTGGTAGCAACATTCTTCTTAAAAAATATGGAAGAAAATGTGAGAGTGTTGCTGATTACATTACTCTACTTAATATAGGAACAGATTTTGTTGAATATAGAAAAGTAAGAGATAAAGAAACAGTTACACGAGAAGTTGATCTTGATGAAATTATTAATACTTTGCATACTTTTGCAGTAGATAAAGAATATACAAAAAAAATTAAAAAAACAGTAGATTATTTATTACGAGAATACCCAGAAATATTTTTAATAGTGAAAGGTCAAGATGTCTGAGCAATGGGAAACACAAGTCAATAACTTACAAAAAACTTTAGATGAAATTAAAGTTGAAGTTAAAGAAAATCGCCAAGATGTTATCAGACTAAAACAAGAAATGGCACTTGGAAAGGGTGCTATACGAACAGCCATATTTATTGGATCAATACTAGGAGCAATCTATACATTTTTTAAATTAGTGGATTAATGGTGCTGTTGGAGGTAATCGAAACCTCGATCTCTTACTTACCAAGCAAGTGCTTTACCACTAAGCTACAACAGCAGGGATTGTATGAATACTAGATCAATACTTATATTAAGTGATACTCATTTTCCATATCAACATCCAAGTTATTTTGAATGGATAAAAAAAATAAAACATCATATTAAGCCAACTCGTGTCATTCACATAGGAGATGTCGTGGATAATGCGAGTATCCAGGTGGAACGACCTGCTGATCCAAATGTTGAAAGTCCGATATTTGAATTAGCAAGTGCTAAAAAAGAAATTCGCAAGTTAGAGAAACTTTTTCCTAAAATGGATGTTCTTTTTGGCAACCACGATTTACGCATTATGCGAAGAGCTGAAAGATTTGGCATTCCTCGTTCTATGCTTAAAGACCTAAACTCTATTTATGAGATTAAGTCAAATTGGCAATGGCACGACAAATTAAATATTAAGTTGCCTAATAAGACAAATGTGTTCTTTACACATAATTTTAAGAATAATATTTTAGCTAGTTCAAGAGAAATTGGTTGCTCATTTTGTTGTGGGCATTTCCATTCTCAAGCCAATATTTCGTATTGGAGTTCGCCTACTGCATTATCTTTCGCCATGTGTGTTGGGAGTTCTATAAATCCCAAAGCTGAATCAATGCGATACCAAAAAAACTTTATTAAACGACCAATTATTAGTATAGGTGCAATAATAAATTCACAGCCAGTTATTTATGCAATGCCTCTCAATGATAGAGGAGAATGGACTGGTGCAATATGACAACAGACGATCCTTTAGTTCAATACTTAATGGATAAAATGGCTTCTCGTTCTGAAGCAGGAATCAATAAATACAAGAATACAATGGTTACAACACCAATGAGTGCTATCGCAGCAATTGATAATGCTATTGAAGAATGTTTAGACCAAGCAGTATATTTAGAAAAAGCAAAAAGGGAGTTACAAGAAAAATGGACATTGAAACATTAAAAGACCATATTAAAAAAGAAGAAGGTTTTAGAAATAAAGTTTATCGAGATCATCTTGGAAACAGAACAATTGGATATGGGCATTTATGTTTGCCTAATGAAAATTGGGAAGATGATAAAGTCTATGACAACAAACGATTAGATAAAACTTTTGAATATGATTTTAATATTGCTTGTCAGGATGCAGAAAAACTTATTGCAAAAGAGAGTGTTCATCCAGACGCATTTTGTGTTTTAATTGATATGTGTTTTAATATGGGAAGTCCACGAGTATCAAGATTTAAAAAAATGTTTGCTGCATTAGAAACACAAGATTATCAAACAGCATCAAAAGAAATGTTAGATTCTAAATGGGCAACTCAAGTGCCTAATAGAGCCAGAAGATTATCGGAGATTATGGAACAATGTTAAATCTATTAATTAAACCTTTACTCGGTGTTGCAGGAGATGTTGTTAAAGGAGTAGTTGCAAGTAAAAAAGCTAAAGCTGAACAAAAATTAACCAAAATAAAAGCTGAAACAGAAATGTTGAATAAGCAGATTTCTGGCGAAGTTGAGTGGGATGTCCAAGCTATTAAACAAGCTGAAGGATCGTGGAAAGATGAATATTTAACCATACTTTTTTCAATTCCCTTACTACTTTGCTTCCTTCCTTTTACAGTAGAATATGTTGAAAGAGGATTTGAAGCATTATCTCAAACTCCAGATTGGTATAAATACACACTAGGTGTGATTGTATCAGCTTCGTTTGGGATTAAAGGAGCAAGTAAATTTTTTAAAAAATAAGGAGGTAAGATGAATCTTATTAAAGACCTATGGAATCATTTAAAGGAATGGAATGACTGGGGAATGAAAGACTGGATTAAGGCAGGTATCGTAGTTGTTGTTGTTCTTGTGATTCTTAAAGTTATTATTATTCCAGGAGCTTAATGCCCTTTAAATCTGAAAAGCAACGCAGGTATATGTATAAAAACAAACCTGCGATTGCTAAAAAGTGGTCAAAAAAATATGGCAAGAAAATTAAAAAGAGCAAGAAAGGAAAATAGATATGCCTCAAGGTTTAGGAACTTATGGGAGTAAAAAAGGCAGACCTCCTAAAAAAAAGAAAGATAAGAAAAAGAAATCTAAAAAGAAAAAATGACTTGTTCGTGTGGTTTAGAAGAGTGCAAATGCTTTTCTCCAGTTGAAGTCATGTGGTTTGATACCAACGAGTCAAGTGATAGTGGTTGGATGAGCAAAGAAGCTGCAATTAAAGTTAAACCCTGTAAAATTAAAAGTATAGGTTATTTAATTAATCAAACTGACGAGCATATTACTATTGCAGCAGATATAGATGGACACGATAATTCAGAAGATAAGGATGATCTCTTGGGAAGAGTAGAAACTTTCCCTAGAAGTTGTGTCGTAGATATTAAGTATTTAAGTTAATCTAATAAGTGAAAATTCAGGCATAGCACCACCACCATCTTTAAAAAATTCTTTTCCAATTTTAGCTTTTTTAGATTTGTCATTGACTTGCTTTGCCATTTTTTCATCATCACTATTATCTTTAAGGAAAGACTCTAATGTTGTATTAAGAGTGTCTCCATCAGTCCATTGTATTCTTATTTTCATTTAACCCTCCCTAGTTAGATGGCTCATTATCGAGCCACCTGTAATTGATTTCTTCTTTTTAATTCTTCTGTTGCCTTAGCAATTTTTCTTCTCGCAACATCGTGAGACCATTCTTTATAAAATTCATTGTAAATATTTTTACCTTTTAAATAAGATTTATAAAAACGAATTGATGCTTTTATATTAGTAGTGCTATCTCCATTTACAGTTTCGACCATCATTGGCTACTCTCTTTCTGTAAAGTGTTAGTGGGAAAATTAATGGGAAACTTTTGGGAAACACTATTATTACATAATGTTCCCTTTTGTTTCATAAAACTACCAAATTCCCC